TGTATCTTCCCTATCTTATCCAGACTAGACTTAGCACTGTGAAACATAAATTGAGTTAGTGGTTGATAATCATTCCAATCTAACTCTTTATTTTCAAGATAGGCTTGTGCAGCCTCATGAAAGTCCGTACCACGTCGAGTTGCCTCTTTTGTGACACGATCTGCTTCTTCATTCCCGACTCTCTTTCTCCATTCACGAAACACCTCTCGATTATAGAAACTTGTTACAGAGGTGATAGAAGGAACCCAATCTTCATTAGGTAACTTATATAGGCGAAGTCCATCGGTCTCTTTTTTTTCTAACTCTAAATCACCTAAGTGATTCTCAACAATAAACATTAAAATCCCATAGCCATTTTACGAATAAGATATTCTCTCACAAGACCAGAACGAACGATATCATTAACATTAAATTCTATCATTGCAAATTCTTGAGGCATTTGTTCGATGATCTTCATGAAGTCAAGAATACCGTTCTTCTCGTTAGTTTTTTGTAAGTCTGTTTGACTTGCATCACCACAGAAAATGATTTTAGCATCCTCTCCTACTCTTGTTATTATACTATCTAATTCATGAAAGTTCAAGTTTTGTGACTCATCGACTAACACAATCGCTTGGTCGATTGTTGTTCCACGAATGAATGATGTACTCCAGAACTTAATAGTATCCTGTTGTTTTAGATTACCATATAACATCTCAAAGTCTGCGTCAGTGGGCATCTGAAACATATATTTCACCATATTCTTGTATGGTATTTGATACAAAAAAGACTTATCCTCATGATCGCCAGGCAAGAATCCAATCTCTCTTGTTGAGACAAGAGATCTTACAATATAAAGTTGATTGTAAGGTGTGTGTTGATCAAGAATGTCTTTCAATGCAAGATATAATGCAACAAAAGTTTTACCTGTACCAGCAGCACCATAGGCAAAAATATTCTTACCCTCTTTGTAGTTGTCAAAGAGAATCTTTTGATTGTCTGTAATTGGTTCGATCTTGTTTAAAAGATCGGCATTAATAGGTCTTTTTCTCTTCATTTGTTTCGCAGTCATTCCTACTCCAATCGGAGAATTATTTTTCTTTGCCATTACTTGTTAATCTTCTCAACTCTTGAGCCAGGAGACTTAGATGCCTTGTGTAGAACATCATTCCAGCCAGGATTCTTCATGATTAGTTTATCTTTCCATTCACCGACCTCTCCAAGGCCAGCACATCCTTCAGACCAATCTTTATCCCAGCCTGGATTATCATCTCTCCAGTTAGAATACTCAATCATACTCATTGATAATTCTTTTTTCTCGCCAGTTTCTTTGTTAATAACAGGATATGTGGGCATAAGTTTTAACGTTTTGTAATATTATTTAGATCCACTCAAGGGCTTCAGATACAACAGGGAACTGTTCGGTAAATACTGAACGACATTCCTCTGCGATTTCCATATGTTCCTTTTGTGTTCCATGTGCAGATCTTAGATTAATATAATGTATCCAAGAACGGCAAGAACCTGTCATATAGATTCTTGTTGGTGTGCATAATGGTAGAACCATTCGAGCACATTCTTTTGCAACACCTTCCTCAATCATTTGATTATACAATGATTGTGCAGAACTAAAGAGAGTTATCATTTGTGCTTCTAACTTCTGACGAACGAAAGGGTCAAGATCATCAATACTATTTTGACGATTCTTTGTATCCTGTCTTCGTAAATCTGGAAGTTGAATCTTACCAAGTTCATTACTCTTTGCATATCTTTGAGAAAACTCTTGAAATGTAAAGGAACGATGTCTTAGTATCTGTGCTGCAATCGCACGAGTAGTTTCTATCTCTAAAGTCATTGATGACTGTTCAAAGACAGACCAGTGTTCGTGTTCAATACAATACCTCAACAATCCAGCAAACTTATCATTGTCTTGATTGTTTGGATTAGATACTCTAGCGATGTACGCCATGGTTTGTTCTGCATCAGGTGTAACTGATACTAGTTTAACTTTTTTCATAAGCTTTTTCCGCATATGATCTTAGGTAGTCTTGAAAGCCTTGTTCAATTCCTCCTACATTATCATGTTCATCACACCATATGGTGGCAAACTCATATACGGCTCTTGTGTGTTCTTCTAAGTGGTGTGTAAGACATCGAAAACAAGCTGCTCTTAATAACAACTTCTCTTCTGAATAACGGGGGTCATCACTGTTACCCGTCATCATCCTCAAAAACTTCATCATAATCTGTAATCTGATTGACTATTTCATCATAGTCTAAGTTTAGTTTGTATGACTCTTTATCAGAGTATATTTCACATTCTAACGCATTTACAACATTTTTCAAGTCTTTGATCATGACCTTTAACTTTTCTTTATCCATTAAAGTGGCCTCCCATCCTTATCAAGCAATCCCATCTTCTTGACTTGAAATAAATTAGATTTTTCTTTCTTCTTTATTTTTTTATATTGTTTAATAATTTTGTCTATCTCAGCGTTAGATACTTTTACTTTGAGTTCTTTTGCTTCTTCTGAAGTGACAAAACCCAATCCTTGATCACTTTCTTTTCTTTGTTTCTCTTCCAAAAATTCGTTGATTCCAAGTTGTAGTTCTCCCTCAATAATGTCATTAATTTGGTTACGAAGTTCGTCGCTCATAGGTCTCCTTTAGTTTCTTCATGGCTTTTCTGTAAAGATTAAATTGCACTCCTTTGCGCTTCAAAACAATCATCTTTGCTTCAGTCATTGTCTTACTGTAAAAGATGATTGGTTCATTATCTAATCCTACATCTCCACTCATGCATTCCTCCTTGATCTTTTTTTAGGTTTGGTTGCGACTGGCACGCCCCAAGTTTTTGGACTTACAAGTCCAGGCCCATATTCAATACTTACGATAGAACCCGCTCCAAATTTATCATAATACATATCAAAAATATTAACCTTACCGTGACATCTAACAAGATCATTACGAACTGCGTCACCAATTTTATATGAAACTATATAGGCATCAGAAGGTAAAGTCTTATCGTTAAGTTCATCCTTGTTACAGTTCTCTTTGATAAGACTTGTTGAGTATTTACTCGACAAATCCTCTTTTTCTTTTGGTGTCCAGTAAGCTTCTGACATTATCTCATCTCTAGTTTTAGTTTTAGTCATCCTCGATTACCCCATTGTATATCAGGAAATGCCTCTTCAACTATTGCACGAGTCAACTTATACTTCTTCTTTAAGTTTTTATCTTTAATTAAACAGATGATCTCTGCTTCATCAGGATGAAGACCCTCTAGAAGTTGCATAAAAAGATTCTCTCGTTTCACAGGTCGAAGTGTGTCATTTCCACCTTTCACAAAATTATACAATATCTTCCATTCATGTGCAAGATATGTATGTTCAGTTCCAGCTGGTGCTTCATTCTTTTTAAATGGAACCTCACCATCTGGAAGCATGGACTTCACAGACTCATCAAAATTCCAAATCAAAACAGATTTAAGATGTAAAGATTCATTCTGTTTAAGGACTTGAATCTTCTTTGCTTTTGTTTTTTGTTTTGATACCATTGACAATACTTCACTCAAAAGAGGATTGTTTGGTAATCTAGTTTCTCCCAATGTGGGATGTGTTGTCGTCATAATTCGTCGTCAATTTCACTATCAAAATTTACATTTTCAAATCTAAAAGCAATGATTTCGTCTGGAATGACGTTTCCTTTTAGATCATACATCTCAGGGTGCATTTCGGAGATGTCTGTTTTTTGTTGATGTTGTTTGTATAACCACCCTATTATACCACCAACAAAGAGAAAAAGCACTGCTACAAGAGTGCCAAAAGTTAAAGCAATCGCTAACACGTTGTTGTTACCTTGAATGAATTGTTTAAAGTTAAACTTTTCTGGCGGTTTCCTCCTACGTTGTAACATAAGTTCAACGCCTTTATTTAGTTTTAGTTTTCCGTCTCCCTCTTCTTCTTTCTTTTTCGTACCTTTGAGCATCTTCTAAAATCCTATTAAAATAATCTCTAATCTTTCTTGCGTTTGGTTTTCCTAGATGACCATAAGCTTCTTTTAGAAGTTTGTGTTCGCTATCTTTTCCACCCTTAATATACTCGCTCAGATCATTAATCAAATCAGTTAGTTCCTTAGCAGTTGAACTTTGATTAAATTCTTTTGCTCCAGTTCCTGTTGTTTTACAGGACTTCATAAAATCATAGAACTTTAAATGATATTTACTTTCTTCAAATGCAACATCAATTGCTTTGTCTACGATTGTGTAAATGTCTTCCATTAAACTAAGTTTTTTTCTTCTAGATATTTGAATGTATCTAAACACCCGCCAATCAATTTGTCATCAGCTAATATTCTTGGGAATGATGAACCATAACCAAATTCTGATATGAATTGATCTTTGGTAAAGTCGGTTCCAAGTTTGTAAACTCTGTACTCAACTTTTGCCAAGTCTAAAAGTCTTTTTGCCTTTTCGCAATAGGAACATCCTTCCTTTGAATAAATCGTAAACTTCATTTAGATTTTAAGTACGTTAACTGCTTCCCAATCTTTTTGGAAAAGATCTAAACCTTTGTCTGTTAGAACATGATTGTACATCTTTTCAAATATGGATGGAGGCATTGTAACAACATTTGCACCATATTCAAAAGATGCACTGACACTTCCAACATCTCTTATGGAAGCTGATAAAATCTGAGTGCTAACAGGATTATATAGTGCCGACTGTTTTTCATAAATGTCTGAAATTTGTTTGATCAAATCTAGTCCGCTGAATGAATTATCGTCAACTCGACCTACGAAGGGCGAGACGTAGGCAGCGCCTGCCTTCGACGCCAGTATCGCTTGAGCAGCACTAAAGATCAAAGTTACGTTAACCCTAATCTTCTCGTCTGCCAGGATCTTACAGGCCCTTAATCCTTGTGGTGTGCAAGGGACTTTAATTGTTGTGATATCACCAAATTTCTCACGAAGTCTACGACCCTCCTTTACAAATTCGTAATAATCATCTGTCACAATCTCCATACTAATATCATCAACGCCGATGATAGTTAATTCTTTATACACTTGTTCTGGATCTCTACCACTCTTTTTAATCAGAGTTGGATTTGTTGTTACACCATCTATCAATCCAGTTTCGTGATATTTGCCCACCAGATCAACATCTGCTGTGTCTAGAAAAATTTTCATAAAAAAATGAGAGGATTTATGTCCTCTCAAAGTATCACAAACTTAAATGATTGTCAATATTTGTAATCAGATACGAACAAAGATTCATTTGACACGCCTTCTTCAGAGTTTGCATAGAGTCCACATGAAGCCTCTGAGTTTGCTCTTGCACGTTCAAGTAATGCAATATGTCCAGCCTTTTCATCAACGCCACTCCATGCTCTTAGACATGAGTGTTGTAATGCACGACCAAATGAGAACGATAAATTCCATGGCACATTTGAGTGAGTCATTGCAACGTGTTGCATCTCATTTAAATATGATGACGCTTGATCCTCACTTAGTCCACCAGATAAGAATACGATGCCAGGCACTGCCGCTGGAACACATCTCAGTAAAGTCTCAACTGTCATCTTCGCAACTGTCTCTACATCATCTTCTGGTGCATCACTTCCAGATACTGTCATGGATGGCTTCAGTAGAGTTCCCTCTAGATACACACCGTTTAGATGACATGCCTTATAGACTTCTGTGATAACACGTTGTTGAACCTTTGATGTAGTTTCAATACTATGATTTCCGTCCATTAGTATTTCTGGTTCAATGATAGGAACTAATCCAGCTTCTTGCACAGCACGAGCGTAACGTGCAAGACCCCATGCGTTCTCCTGTATTGCAAGATCAGATGGGCCATCCTCTGTAATTTGTAAGACTGCTCTCCACTTAGCAAACCTCGCACCTTGAACATAGTAATCAGAAGCTCTTTCGACTAATCCATCTAATCCAG